GGCACGGGAGTCGGCGAGTTCATCCACGCCGACTTCGGCACGCAGGATGAAGCGCAGGGGCGCTACGTCGGCACGCAGGGCTGGATCGATCTCATGGCGAAGCTCGCCACGCTCCAACTCGGCGCGGCTCCCCGCGTGAGGTGCGCGTACCTGGGGACGCCGTTCGTCGTGCCCTCCACCGGCATGCCACCCAACGGATGGGACATGCGAGGCGGGGTGCTGACGAGCTTCTACGGCTCGACAGGATCGGTCGTGCTCGACATCCCGCCGGGCGTGAAGCTCGACAACCTGTTCGGCATCGGCTCCGGGGCGATCGGCGGCGAAGGGGCAATCGTGCTCAAGATCGCCCCGCCTCCCGGCGACTCGGTTCTCAACTTCTCCGCACTCCCACCGAGCGCACCGTGGATCTTCCAGATCGCAGGCGGCTGCGGCGTCGATCACTCGACCGACACGGGTCGGCTCATCAAGGGCGACGACACGTTCCGCACGATCGTGCTCTCGGCCTTCCAGCCGCAGCAGAACACAGGCATCTTCCCGCCTGCCGTCGCGCCTCTCGTGCAGGCCGGGAACACCGACAGTCTCGTGCTCGTCCAGATGGGGTTCAACGGGCTCCCGAATGACGTGGCGGACGGTGGCGGCCCCGGCTCGGCCCTCGTCATGATCTTCGACGCAAGCTCGAACCCCGACTCTGGCGACATTCCGACCTTCCTCCCCAACTGGACCGGCGGCGGCGGGGTGTTCGCCTTCACGTCGGTCTACCCCCAACTCGTCAACTACACGCCCTTGAACAGCGGCGATTGGAACGGCGACCCGACGAACATCCGAGACGCGCTCGATCGAATCGCCGCCGCCGTCGCCGGTCTGCTCGGCGGCCCCATCCCGTGAGGTGAACCATGAAGCCATCGAAGTGCCCCGGCTGCTCGACCGCGCTCATCTACCTGCCCGGTATGTGGACGCCGCCCTACGCGCCGCTCTACTGCCCGTCGTGCAAGGTCATCGTCCCGAAGCAGAAGTGAGGAGGGCGCGTGGCGACACTCGATCTCGATGACGACCTCACCGGGCAAGTGAAGAACGCGTTGTCGGAGCCGATCTCGAATCCCGAGAACTCCATCCGCCAACAGAAGGTGCTCACGTTGCTACTCGCGTCACGCATCGGGCGCATGGAGCGCGTCGCCTACTGGCTCGTCGCGACGATCGTCGCAGCGAGTGCGACGGTCGTGCTCTCGATCATCGGCGCGAGCTACGCGCTCGGTGCGCGGATGCAGTCACTCGACTCGCTCGCGCAGCGGGTCGAAGCGCTCGAAGCGCGCGAGCGCTAGGATCGGCGCATGTCGAACGGCGAGACGCTCACGAGCAAGGCACTCGGCCGGGTCATCAAGATCACGGTCACGGACGACGACATCGCAACGGTCGTCGGTGTCGGCTACGACCGTCTCGTCGTAGAGCGCTCAACGAACCTCGGGCTCACATGGGCCGAGGTCACGATCCCGAACGACAGGCCCATCCTCAAGGCCGATCAGCGCGACTACTCGTGGACCGATCGCGCAGGCGCACCCGCGTACCTCTACCGCACGCGCTACATGGACACGCGCCGCGCGTCGCAGACGCCACCTCCGGCCGACTGCGGCATGAGCGAGCCGAGCGATCCGATCGAAGGTGTCGGCATCGCGACCTCGTGCATTCTCACTGTGCCGCAGTTGAAGCAGCGCTACCTCTTCGGCGTGGACTTCCGCGATGACGCGGGCGCGCTGCTCACCGATCAGACGTTTCAGTTCTACATCCTCTCCGCGATCGAGTGGTTGGAGCACGAACTCGACATCAAGATCCTGCCCACGTCGTTCATCGACTTGCAGGACTACAACCGCAACGATTACCAGGCGTACAACTTCATCCAACTCGACAACTACCCGCTGATCTCCGTCGAGGAGTTCAACGTGCAGTACCCCACGGGGCAGACCGTCATCACGTTCCCGCCCGAGTGGATGCGCATCGACAAGGAGCACGGGCACCTTCGCATCGTGCCGACGGCGGGCACGCTCTCGGAGATCCTCATCGGGCAAGGCGGCTCGTACCTGCCTGCGATCTACAACGGGCTCATGTCACTGCCGCACCTGTTCGAGATCCGCTACACCGCGGGCTTCGATGAGTGCCGCGTGCCCACGAACATCCTCGACTTGATCGGCATGGCCGCGAGCCTCGGGCCGTTCAACATCTTCGGTGACTTGATCGCAGGCGCAGGCATCGCGAACGTGTCGCTCTCGATCGACGGTCTCTCGCAATCGATCGGCACCACGTCGTCAGCGACGAACGCTGGCTACGGTGCGCGCATCATTCAGTACTCGAAGCAGATCAAGGCGCAGATCCCGCTGCTCCGCCGCTACTACAAGGGCATCCGCATGGCGGTTGCATGACGAGCCCGCGGATCAAAGGACCGACCCCGCTCGTCCCGAAGAGCACGGGCACGGGCTTCGCGCGCTCGCTCGATCTCCCTGCGACGAGCACGGCACCGGACGCGTACGCGCCGAGCACGAAGGGCGTGAGCGTGCGCCAGGGTCAGGAAGTGAGCACACGCAAGACGCGCTCGCAGTTCCGGCAGATCGAGTTCCAGCGAGTGATCTTGCAGCACGGCTACTACCTCATGTGGAGCAAGGCAGTGATCTGCCCGTGCATGAACGCGGAGACCGAGCAGACGCGCGTGAACTGCACGACGTGCGATGGCTCGGGCTTCTACTACAGCGACCCGCTCATGGTGCGCGGCATCATGAGCAACCTCGAACGCAACGAGAAGATTTTCGAGAAGTTCGGATCGTGGGTCGAAGGCACGTCGCAAGTCACCGTCGAGCCGCAGTACCGGATGGGCTACCGTGATCGCATCGAGATGCAGGACACGGTGATGACGCACAACGAACTCTTCAAGAAGGGTGATCGACGCGGCACGCGCTCGCGCCTCCCCGCGCGCACGGACTCGGTGCGCTACCGCATCGTGCGCCTCGTGAAGCTCGTTGTGTCGGTGGGCAACGTGAACCTCGAATGCTGCACCGAAGGCGCGATCCCCGAGGGCGTGGATCTCGACAACCCCGACGCGGTGTTCCCGCTCGAAGAGGGCTACCACTTCCGCATCACTGCGGATGGGTGGATCGAGTGGCTCTCGCGCGGCGACGACCTCGTGCCCGACGGCGCGTGGCTCTCGGTCCTCTACGAGTACGCGCCCGTGTACATCGTCGTGTCTCATCCGCACGCGACGCGCATGGAGACGCTCGAAACGAAGGTGCCGTCGCAGCAACCGTTCGCGCTGCCCGTGCAGGCACTCGTGAAGCTCGACTACCTCTCGGACATCACATCCCCTCTGCCGTCGATGACGACGACGCAGGTGAAGTGATGCCGCTGCTCCGCGTAGACCTCGCACCGCTCAAGGCTGCGATCCTCGCTGCGTACCCAGGACCGAGCGAGGCGTCTCGCTTCCTCGGCGGGCTCGCGTCCGTCGCGCGCACGCGCATCATCACGGAGGCGCAGCGCGCGCTCAAGACGAGCGCGCGTGACTACGTTGCGGGCGTGACCGAGGTCGAGATCAAGGGCAACGTCGCGCGCATCGTGCTGAACGGCATGGTGCCGAACATGGTCGAGAACGGATGGCCCGAGACGGACCTCCGCACGACGCTGCTCGGGCCTGGCGCGAAGAACGCGAAGACCGCGCAGGACGGCTCTCGGTACAATACGGTCCCCTTCCGACACGGCACGCCGGGCACGAGCGGACGCAACGTCGGCAAGCAGATGCCGAAGTCGATCCACGCCGTCGCGAAGACGCTCGCACCGACGCTCTCGCGCCCCGGCAAGATCGAGGGCAAGGGCGGCTCCGTCGTCATGTACGGGCAACGACTCAATCCAGGGATGTCGATGAGCGGCGCGGCGCGCAAGCTGCTCACGAGCAAGCAGAAGCCGTGGCACGCCACGTCGATCTACATGAGCATGATCCGCGAAGAGAAGACCTACGCGAGCGCCACGCAGTCGAAGTACACGACGTTCCGCCGCATCTCGACGAACGTGCGTCGTGCCAAGCAGCACTGGCTTCATCCGGGCATCCGCGCGCGCAACTTCTTCCCGAAGGCCCAGCGTGACATCGAGCGCGTCGTGCGAGAGACTCTCGGGCGAACGCTCGCCCCGAAGGGCAGCACGCGATGACCGATCTCCTTCGCAGGCAGCGCAGTCAGCGACAACTCGGCGGCACGACCGGGAGCGGCATCGATCGCTCGGTGCCGAGCTTGGACTCGGCGCGCGCTGCGATCGTCAACGTCGAGCGCATCCTGCTTCGCTTGCTTCGCTCCGAAGTCGAGCGACTCTCGAAAGACGAAGCGTTGCTCCGCTACTACTTCGAGAGCGTGTTCGACTGCACGCTGCCCGAGCGCGAGACCGAGGAGTACATCGCGAACTTCATGCGGCAGCCCCCGAGCATCGTGATCGGCTACCCGCGCTCGTCGGTGACGTTCCCCGTGATCGCGATCATCCTCACCGAAGAGTCGGAGACGCAGAGCGTCGTCGGCGACTTCCTTGGAGAGACGCTCGGCGACTCGTCCGACGAGGTGTACGCCGACTTCGTGGGCGCGATGTTCGAGGCGACGCACGGCTGCTACGTCTACGCGGAGCACCCCGACGTGTGCCTCTACCTCTACCACTTCGTGAAGATGATCATGCTCGGGGGCAAGGATTGGTTGCTCTCGCAGGGCGTGACCGAGGTCTCGATCTCGGGCGGCGAGCTTGCGCCGCAAGAGGGCTACCTCCCCGAGAACATCTTCCTCCGCACCGTGAACGTAAAGACCATCGCGCCGTTCGCAGTGCCGCGCCCCGCGCTCGCGGATGCGCGCAAGGCACGCGTGGTGGGACTCTACCAAGACGACGTGGTAGTAGATGGCGTGCAAGGCGGCGTACACTCGTACCCCACGAACTTCCCCGGTGGCGACTACAATGGCGAGACGATCACCTACGACGAGCGCAACGGTCCCGACGGTGACTCCGATGGATGAGCCGTCGCAGACGTTGCCCGACACGACGCCGCAGATCACGGTCGATCGTTTCGTGCGCTCGCGGCCCGTCGGAGGTACGGACGCGGAACTGCTCGGACCCTACGAGCACACGCAGCGGCTCGCAGGCCCCTTGCGAAAGCGCACGCACGCGGAGTGGATGAACGACTTCATGGAGTGGCGCTCTGCGCCGCGTTGACGGAGGCTGACG